CCTGTTGTTGACAATCTAAGCCGTGAACCATTGTTTAACCCATGAGCTGTTTTAGTAAATACAGCAGTTGCAGCAATCGTAACTGTAAATGTTTGACTGGTAAAACCTTGGCTTGTTACCCAAAGATTAAATAAATCTGCATAAGTAGTGCGTGATAAGACAGAACCGTCAAAGATGTAGCCTGATGGAGGGGACGATGTTCCTCCAGCCCACGGCAGCACCGAGCCAATTGGTACTAAACCCAAGACATCACTAGGATTTTGCAACACCCAATAACTACCTAGTGCTTTCAATTCTAAAATATGCCCAGCCCCACTAATATCGCCAATCCTTAAAGGAACACCCGCGCCTTTAACAATTGTTCTTGCGCTGAGTCCATTGACACTGCAAGTCGGTACGGTGGTTGCATTCGCTGCTGTTGCTTTAATAAATACCGTCATACCGTCAGGTATAATGGTGATAGTTTGTGCAAATGTTGCGGTAATTAAATCCGCTGTACCCGCCGCTACTGCATAAGTAGCTAACAGTGCATCAATACGCACTTTCAGCCATTTTGTCCGATTGGCTAAATTAATCGCACTGGCATTGGCTTTGCCTGTTGCGCCACCTATTACAGCATCAGTAACTTCTAACTGATAAACACCCGCATCATACGTTTCTGTTTCTGGTAAGCTTGCCATTAAAGCACCCCGCCATTGAAGTTATAAGCACCGTTATAAACGATGGTGTTGTTATACAAAATATTCATAAAAACCAGATTCCTTAATACCGAGCGTTCATTTTTATAGTGTTCTATTCTGGCTCTAATCTCTGCAATCGTTGCAGAATCGGGGATATAACCAATATTTACAATCACATCAAATAAGGGCCAGGTTGAATTAGAGCCATAATCTATCGTGCCGTCATAGCGGTATACGCCATTGTAATAATCAACCCGACTCTCTCTGATAATCACATTGTCATAACCCATTGCCAGTAATGCTTTTTTAATCGAATAAGGCGTACCTTTATGACTATGGATTTCATAAGAGGCAGCAATAACAGACCGCTTAACCGTCTCGCTCCAATCGTCTTTCCATTCATCAACTGACAATGACCACGCTAACCAAGGCAATAACGCAGCAGGACAAGTCGCTACATTCCACAACTTCTCAACATCAACGACCACACTTAAGCGTGCTGTTGAGTCATCTAAGGCAATCTCCGATGCTGTGGCATTCGGTGGTAATAGATTGCTCATTAAACACCCACCCCGCCATTCGTTAGCGTAATTGCTGTGCAGTATCCCGCCTGATAATTAGCAATCGCCACATCAGCAACAGGAGTAGTTAAAACCACATGATGCACCCCGCTTTGATGTAACGCTGCATAAATGCCAGACACAGCAATATCACGCCCCAGTTTGTGACTATCAGCTACATAAGCAGCAATCGCATTTTGAGCAGCGGTTAAAACGGTCGCGCTTGATGGGCCATCATAAAAATACAAGGTTGCTGCAATCGTATAATTAACAATCTCAGCCGAGCGCACCACGACTTTATCAGTCAAAGGACGTACAGACTCATCATTTAATGCCGATGTTACCAAGGTTAAGACTGTATCACTTGCCGCACCATTACCCACTGTTGATAACACCGACACTGCCACCATACCAGGTTCAGGTGTCAATAAATTGGCACTGGAATCAATCACAATCAAACCACCTAAGACATGAAAGGTCACATGATCGACAGAGACATCTTTAACCAAGGCACTGGCACTCAGGGCATGATAAATATAAGCCCCGCTTGAGCCTGCATTACTCAAGCCTTCCATCGCAAACTGAATGCGTATTCTTAAGCTGCTATCGCTTTCCATCACCGCCACAACAGGCGGTATCGCATCAGGATTCGCAGGGGTAATCACTAAGCGAGTGACATTAAATAACGCACCAAGATTATCCAGATCATTGCTAATCGAATATGCCAACATCACCGCCTTGGCAGCATCATTGACCCGTTGTCGCAAAATCAATTCACGATACGCAGCAACTTCTAACACCTTATAGGCAGGATCAGACTCTAGCAACGCGGTAAACGTTGGTTGACGCGCCTGTAAATCTGCCAACATTGCCGCCAGAATCGTTTCATAATCCAATGCCTCAATAATGCTTGGTACAGGGACTTTAGATAAATCAATCGCACTAAATGCACTCATTACATGGACACTCTATTATTTTAAAAATAATTCTTTTTCTGCTTTACGTCGATTAGTAAGTCCCTTTAAAGGTTTTCCAGCAACTTTATTCCAGCGCATAAATTCATTAGCTGAACCAATGTAGTCTTTATTGTTAAGCTTTTTCAATAATGTAGAATTTTTTAATGCCGTCTTGCCAACGTTAAAGGCAAAGCTTACTAATGCGCCGCGTTGGTTATCATTAATTTGCACGATAACCATGTTATTAACCGCACGTTCAAATACTACCAAGTCTTTTAACAGCAACTCATCAGCTTGTTGTTGAGTAATCACATCACCAAGTTTTACATTTTCTGTATGACCATACCCAATAGTAGCCACTTTTGCTGGGCATAAGTACGCGCTCAGCTTGCATCCCTCAAAACGTTTTATCAAATCTATAGCATCGTTACTTATCGTCATATCACCATCCCATCAATTTTAATACTCACACCATCGGGTAAATACACGCCCGTAATCGATAACTGGGCTTTGCCTTCTGCGGTGATATTGGTAACTTCGAGCCGTTTAACGATTAAACGTGGTTCCCATTTATCTAACGCTTCAGCAATCGCTGCATACAAAAACAACACCGTGTCGCCATTCAATGGCGCATCAATCAACTCAAACAACTTAGAGCCATATTGCCGACGCATCACCCGTGTGCCGCGTGGCGTGGTTAAAATATCTATGATGGACTGGCGTAAATGCTCAAGTCCTGCGAGTTGCTTACCAGTGTTTTTATCGATACCAATCATGAATTAACCTGCATTGACATTACTCGAACCCGTTGCTGCATGACCACAATTCGCCTGATCGCCTGCCCGACAGACCGCTATGCTATTAAAAAACACTGTACTACTGGCTTGAACCATCACAGGACTAGCGTGTAAAGCCACACCATGCCCTGTTACCGCGTCGTTTAATACGGCTGCTGTTTGCCCATTAACAAACACCGTCGGATTACCTGTGCCAATTAATGCACCACCCGCGCTGTCTGTGTGATTGCGTACTATGCCTGGCATCAGTTTAAATTAATTGTTTGAGCCACAACCGTCACCGTACCACCCACATTAATCGTTAAGTTTCCAGTGACATGAATATCAAGACTGCCTGCTGCACGGTCGTACTCAAAAAAGTCCCCGTTACCGTAATCGATCCGATGTTTATCAACTGAATTACCCACAGGTGGATGTAAATCCTGTGGGATAGAGCCAATAATCACGCCCTGATTAAGCTCTCCCGACGGACTGGCAACCACCACCTGTTCATTGATTTCAGGAGCTAACCATGTTGAGGTGTTGCTCGATTTGGTTGTCCACGGTATCCATGCGGTCAACAACTCCCCTATGCGTACCTTGACTTTAGCGTTGGCATAATCGACTTCCTCGACCTTACCGTACTTAATCATGTTACTGGCTCGACGGTTTAACTCAGTAGTCTCGTAATCGCTCATATCACCAAATCCCCATTGATATACACCGATGAAGGCAACACGCCGTTATCTAGCCAAATATCCGTGCCTAGCCGTACTTTTTGCTTAAAACTAATCGCCCACATCGCAATGCCATTTCTATCAATATCACCAGAATACAAATTCTGTGAACTAATATCCTTAGGCGTGCCTCGCTTGCCTGTGACTTGCCATTGATTCATATCAACCAGCATCATAATGGCTTGTGCTAAATTAATAATCGACACCGATCTGGATAACTGCACCTTGTCAGATGTGACTATATAAATAGCGATATTCAACTCAATATCTTTTTCAGATGTACCCGATGCGGATAACTCCGTTGTACCTAACAGCGAAACGAAAACGGCTGGCGTTTGCGTAGCCACCCGTTTTAATTCTGCTAAATCGAACCGCCCACCGTGTACCTCACAGCGTCTGAGTTCGGGTAACGCGCTATTAATAGCGGTTTTAATGGCGTTTAACACATCAATAATCATCATAAATTTAATAACACGTCTGCCCATTGATCCAAAATCCGC